ACCCTCTGTTTCTCTTAATGTAATTGTTGCCATTATTCGTCTCTCGCGTATCCTGTAGTTACATAGTATGGTTGAAAATACGGCATAACCCCATAAGGAAATGTTCTGGGGGATTTCTCATAGAACTTCCTACCGTTAGTCATCCGGTATGCAACCCGTTTAGGAGGGCCGCTCCTTCTCCCTCCTACTCTAAATTTTCTCATTAGTACCTAGCCTCCGCATCAGGTTCAAGAGAGCGTCTTGTTCTGGAAATAGGGGGCATTGGGTCCATATCATATATCCTAGAAAGAGCATCTAGAAAATCCGGATGGATCGTCGGGAATAAGCTGTATTCATTTCTCCTAACCCAATCAACAAGATCATAAACTTTTCCCTCTTCGTCCTTCCTCATAATCTTTTTTGAAATAAGGAATTCTTGTTTCTTTTCTTTGTAATCTTTCTGATGAGATGTTAATCTAGTTTCATCAGTGGGGTAAGGGAAGAACATTGAGCCATCCTTCAAGTCCGGCTCCAATCTTTGAATACGATCTCTCTTCGATTGCGGCCCTCCTCCGCCAGTCCAGTTTAATTCGTAAACTGGGAAAGAGCTTCCATCAATCCTCATCATCTCTTTGAAATGTTCTATATCAGACTGCGCTCCGTATCTTTCATATCCAATCTTGACTTCCCTTATGCCCGGCGCTCTTTTCCACTTTGTCCTGAGCATTTTCAGAGTGCTCCATCTCTCAGACAAAGAGAGCCTATGGCAAACTCCATCAAGAAGAAACTTGTTGTAGTTAGCGTCTATCCCAACTACGGCTATCGCTGTTCTATTAGACTCCCTCTTTCTCGAATGGGCCGGGTCACACATGATATAAGCATTCAATGTGTAAGGTCGAATCTCCCACTCATTCCACCACTCTTCCTTAAAGGAAACATCAGAACCAGCAATCGGATTCAACAACTGCTGACAAGCAACCGTATAGGTAGAGGTTGTTTTCTTTATTTCCTCCCATCTCTCGGGTTGGAGAAAGACAGGCTCTCCATCCATTTTTCCATCCACTGTAGCGGGATGGATTCTAGGTTTTACAGCAGCCCTCTGGAGAATGGTCCCATAAGTATCGCCATAGGAATATCTCGTACCGGCGTATTGGAATCTTGGATTATGCGTTGAGCCCAAGTTTAGAGATAACTCCCATTGAGTTGTCGTCTTGGCTATTTGTTCTGGGGTATTAACCGATTCTTGAACCACTACGTCGTCATAAATAATAAGATCAAAATGTCGTCCAGTAGGCTGACCATCCACAAGTCCGTGGGCCTCAATAGTCTGTTCCTTCGGGTTAGCAAATCTCCTAACGCATATACCTTCATTCTCAGCCCATTTGGGAGCCTGAAGCCTTGGCTTTTCCCACAAAATATCAGGATAAAGTTGTTTAAGCTTTTCATTTGAGTCAAATTCCTGCATGATTTGACGTAGAAAAGGCTTTGCTTGCCTAGCAGAAAACGACAACAACCCTATCGTGATATCTGGATTACATAAAACTTCCTGCACCGTACCCAAAAACGTAATTATCGAACTCTTATAATGGAACCTTGCCCACAAGTCTAAGTGACTATCTGGAGCAGACTCTACCTCTCTGCATCTTTCATAAATCCACGGATGGAGCATATCATGGCGATTACAAAGAAACACCCCAAGATAATAACGATCAAGTTGGCCGAGAGTCCTAATGAAAGAATCATCAATATTAGGATCACCATGACAGTCGGCATAAGCTTCAATGACTCTATCAAAGGGCGCAGTATGCGCCCATTCAGCAAATTTTTTAGCAGCGATTGTATTATTATTCTTATGTTCAACGCTTTTTGCTATAACAGGCAACATACTGCGTCCTATTTTTTCTTCTTGTAGCCACTGGCATACGCAGCACGAGCCTGACGCTCGGCCCCTTTCCTAGAGGGATACACTTTTCCCTTGTTCCCCCACTTGTAGCCGCCTTTTACTTTTTTAACCGGCATCGAGCATTTTCGCCCACATTTCTAAAATCCCTTCTTCCCCTACTGTTTCGCCAAGCTCTATTAAAGCTCTATAAACTTCACCATCTTGTATAGCAGCCTGAAGAATTTCTTCCGGAAGATTCTTAGCCCAGTCATGTTTATCGCGTAACCAATATGTTGATCCGAAATAATAAGATGAACCGGGATTCATTCTGTTTGCCCAATCCTCTCCACCGGCACTTACATCCTCTGGAACTCTTGAGGCTCCAGATGCATTCGCAGGACCAACCCCCGGCCCGAAAGGAACCTCTCCAGCAAATGGTAAATCTAACATTCCATATACACCGGGGTCACCCGCTTTTGTACCGGGAGGAAAGGCAGCATGGCCGGGATGATCCGTTCTGTCTAAATGAGCCTGAGGAAAAACGTTTTGTAATGCTCTAATAGGAGCGCCATACATTGATTTTTGTTCAAACCAATCGCCAAATTTATCTCCCAAATTTGGTTCTTTTCCTTTAGCAGCGTCCATAAACTCTTTTGTCTGCTTCCCTAATCCTGTGAAATCTCTCGAGACTCCAGCATTATTAGGGGGATGCCCAAAGTAACTTTTTGAAGCCTCCTCATAAGCAACTTGAGAATCTACGCCGCCAGTTTGAGAGCCGGGCTCAGGCCCGATTCCTTGAGGTCTAGGAACATCTGCATTTAGTTCAGAGTAAGCGTTTCCAGCCGCAGTAGGATATGAAGCCTCTAAATCTGTGTTGTCTCTTGGCCCCAAAGCTGCTGCTATTATGTCAGCATCACTAGGAACTGCAGACGGGTCTTGGGTTCTATCAGCCGTCGCTCTATTTTGCGCCTCTATATCAGCCAATGCAGCAGAAGGGTCTACATTACCGGCAAAGTCTACCCCCTCTAACCCGGCTTCAATATCTGCATCTATTGGCATTATGTTCTCCCCATTTGCCCACCAAGGGCTTCTTGTTGCCCAATTCCGGCAACCTGTTGACTTGCTCCACCAGCTTTCTTCTGTAAATAAACATTCATAAAGCCGGGATCATTAATAAGTTTAAATTTCTGTTCCCCGTTTAATCCTTGCATCTTTTGGGAGACCGCCTCTTTCACGCAAGCTCCTATATCCTGATCATAAGCATATCCTATAGGACAACTAGGGATTCTATCCGGACCGCCCTCTATAACTGGAACGGCTGGAGCCCCCCTGTCTTGAGAAGGGACAAACTCATTTTGATAAACGCCCGGATCAGTCTGAATGGGAGGAACAGACTCATAATTATCAAAAGGAACGTATTCATCAGTCTCCTTTCCCGGAACATAATAACCCGGTCTTGTTCCTGAATCCCACGGTCCTTCACCCGTCATAAATCGAGGATCAGTATTAAGGAAATCAAAAGAGGAAGGAGTGTTAGGATCATTTGGCCCATAAGGATGAAGAGGCGTTCCTTCATAATTTTGAGTCGGCCCCCAATTGCCAAGAATTTCTGCTTGCGTAACTCCAGCATTTACAACAACAGGAGAACTCATTCCTCCCCACTGTCCTCCATAAGGAGTTTGAGACCCGATATTCATTCCAGTGCTAGGAAAATCAGAATATCTTGGATCATACATAGCTCCATATTCTTGCGCCATTTCATTCCTACTCCTTAGCATATCAACAGCCACACCTATCTCTCTACGTGCCATCATTAAATCCTCTGGTGGAGGTGGCGGGAATCGGACCCGCTTCCAGAAAGGGAGTTAACTTTTCTTTCTGTCGAAACCATTACACCCCCTAATGTATACTCTTTTCCAATTCTTCGATGCCTTTATTTAAAGCTTTCTTTAAAATAGTATCGACATCAACTTTCTTTTTAACTTCTACAGTTCCCGTATGCTCGATTTCTTTTTTCTCTTCTTTCTTCCCGTGAGAGGTAAAATACCCGTAGCGATTCTGCATATTCATCATCCAGCCGCCATAGTTAAACGCCCTATTCTCAAGATTCTCTCTCCCCTGCCTCAACCACCAAGCCTCAGCAGCTTCTCGTCCCACTCTGGCAATCTCTCTAAAACCGTTCTTCTCTTTATCTGTGGTCTTTTCCCATCTATGAAATGTGGAGCGATCAATGCCTATAAGACGAGCAGCTTCAACAACAGCGCCACCCTGATCAAAGAGAGCCTCTACACGACGACTCATTATCGGTGTCCACAAAGTTGCAAATTTACTTTTTGCCACGTTTCCTCCTCGGCTTACTATCTTTCTTTCCTTTTGGTCTTCCGGGGCTTTTATTTCTATTTGGACCTCTTGATACCACTGCTAAATTACTAGGAGAATTATTTTTAGGATTCCCATCTTTGTGATGAACATCCTTAGAACTTCCTTTCTTTACTTTGCCAGATGCAATAGCCCTTCTTCTTGCCGTATTACGACCAGCCCTATCCCTTCTTCTTTGAACACCTTCAGCTTTACGCTCAAGAACATAATCACGAGCCATCAGAATTCCCACCTGCGTGTTATCAAAACTCTCTCCTCTTCAGCTTTAAAACCAAATCCTGTTCTAGGTATATACTCAACAGATAAATCACCATTATATTCCATCACAACAGGAAGTCCTTTATCAATCATAAAAAGTCCCGCAATCGCAATAGCACCAAGCGCTATAGGCGCATAATCAGTTTTCTTTTTATCGGGAAGCTGACCACAGAAATTAATATTCCTGCCGTTACCAGTCCCAACAGCCCCTTCAGCGCATAACCGATCACCAAGGGCTTTAGCCTGCGCTCCTTCCGAATAAAGAGAATACTCGTTAGCAACAACAGGCTTACCCAACTTCATTGCCTCTTTCAGCATGGCTACTGCCATCTCTGTGTCAGCCACATAATCCCCAGACAGGTGATCACCAAACTGCAAGTAGATATAATCAGCCTCTGCGTAATATGAAGTGTCTCTCTTGAATCCCCCAACTCCGGGGGCCAAGTGAACTGCTATTGGCCTATCTGTCTTGCTCTTGATGTGTCTCACCATCTGGTTCACTTCAGCAGGAGAGAACATCTCATCGCATTCAAGGCAGACAACGTAGGCTGATGCTTCCTTATTGTAGCTTGAGACTGTCTTGTCTATAAAGGCAAAGTGTTCAGCCATTGATGCTTTGTGGTCACCGTTCTTTGACTCTGGTATTAACCACAATACAGGCTCTAATCCCTCTGCGCGTAACTCTCTCAGTCTGAACAGGAAGTCGCTGTTAGGGTTTACCGTACCACCTGCCAAATGCCCTCTGGTAGCCTTTGCATAGAGGTCTATATGGGTATCACCATTATTTAATAGCCTGTCTCTGTGATGCTTCCTTTCTTCTGCTGACCAAGAGTCAGAGAGGTACAATAATGAGGTACTTGTCTTATCCTTCCATATGTTCCCCAGAAGGAACGAAGACCTAACTCCGTGCAAATCCGCACAAACAATACTGCTGCAGAAGAACAACAGAAAGAGTAAGTATCTACTCTTCTTCTTTCTTATCTTCGACAATATTGTAATGAACAGAACCATCTTCCTGACATTCCATTCGATATCGAACAGGAACCATCTTGTAAACAGTGAATTCAGCCCCGTCTTCTGGTTTTGCTTCCTGAGTTACAGTATCGAGAACTCGATCCATAACCGCGAATGGGCCTAAGTTTCTCCCCATAGCAGCTTCAAAGAATCTGTCCATAGCTCGAACTTGTGGATTATTTAAAAACATTGAACGTACCATAATTTACTCCTCTTGATTACACCTAGTTAAAAGAACACTACTTATCTTTGCCCTTGAATTTAATCGGGCCGGGCAATAGCCACGAAAAGATCATAGGAACCACAACTATTAATATTAAAGCCCAACCGCCCATTTCTATTACACTACCGAGTAAACTCCAAAAATTATCAGGCGCACAATTAGTCATGCATTTCCTCCCCGGAATGTCCAGTATCATATCTGTCACCACACTTCCCACAAAGGCACCTGTCGTGCCACCCAGTATCGGAGCAGCTACACCCCCACTCAATGCAGTCGCCACAGTAGCACCTCCCGCCGTCGCTAGGGAGGTAATCCCGGCTTTCTTTATTGTCGTGCATCCTACGAGACTACAGGCTCCGAGGACCACCATCCAGTTAATTGGCCTATAGCGGCTAATACTAAAAAACCGACGATGACAAATAATATCACCTTTCTCTTTGCCGACCATTCCGTTACGTTTTTCCACATATTATTCTCCTAAAATAAGGTAGTTATTTGAAATCATCATCTGTTACATAAGTGTGTTTTTTACCGCACCAAGGACAATACAATTCCTTGTTCAATACAACAAAATCTGAACCATCGCTTAACGCTATTGACCAGTGACTGGCGCAAAAAACGCAGGTAAAGTTATGTATTGCTTCCTTTATCCAACATAAATGATTCATAGTACCTTTGCCACCACAACATTTCCATCTTTGTTTATTTTCAACTCGACCATACGTTCCTCGCAAGTAAACCGAGTCCTCCCAGATGCCGTATCCTTCCAACCATTTCTTTTTAGGGTGCGCTTCATACCCAAGCATCCAGACATACCCATCTCGACCCACTCTCCAGAATCATTCTCATAATGACCCATCCATTCCTTTAGATTGTCATTCATATACAATAACAATACAAACATGACTTCCATTAGTGCGCTCCATTGCCAAACTTAATTTGTGCAACCTTATCCTTTAGTATCTCTAC